TGGTGGCCAAACTTAAGTGATTTCAACACTGTAACGATAGGAGGAATGATATGGAATAGTGGTGGTACTGTATATACAAATTATGGTGATCAAGATTTAAGCAATGTATCTATATTTAACTCAGCTTTAACAGCTACACAAATTTCTACTTTATTTAACTTTGGTACTCCAGAAACTAATATATCTTTCTCTTCTCAAGCTTGGTGGAAACTAGATGATCAAACTGCAATAACAGATTACTCTGGTAATGGAAATACAGGAACTAATAATGGTGCTACTAATGCTCCAGGTGGAGTAGCTTATGTCCCATCTTGGAAAATACCAAGTGCACTTACTATTCCAACTGTAAATTACACTTCAGCTTTAGAGTTTAATAGGCCTACTGCAAACAATGAATATGTTGATATTGGTACTATATCTTTTTTAAATCAAGCTGGAGATTTTACTATATCTCAATGGGTTTACCCTGCTAACATTATTGGTAATCATAATATGCCTATCCAATTTGGAACTTTATCCAATCTTATTTACCTTAAAAATAATGCTTGGCAGTATGAATTTAGAGGCGGTCCCCGCCAAGCTGTACCAACCAACGGAGTTCCCGTACCTAAAGAAGAGTGGATTCATATAGCTTTAACAGTTGAAGGCACGGTTTCTAAGTTTTATCAAAATGGTGATTTAAAACACACTGGAGTAGTTGGAACTACTTACTCTGCAAACGCTGTTAGAATAGGAAACTGGTACAGTGCGAGTTATCCTTGGTATGGGAGAATAAGTAATACAGCTTTATTTAATTCGGCATTAAGCTCCTCAAATGTAAATACATTATACAACAATGGGCAGCCAGAAGTAACTCCATCTTTCTCTCCATTACATTGGTGGAAATTAGACAACACCACAACTGGGATTCAAGACAGTGCTGGAAGTAGTAACGGAACTTTAGTACAAACCTCTGCTCCTGGGGCAGAAGAAGTAGCAACTAACGTATACGTAGGAAATGTTCCAGTAAATGGAGTAAGTACAACTTTACCAAGTACAGCTTTACAACAAAGTGATTTACAATTTGATTCACCTTATAGTAACTATAGTTTAAGTTTTGATGGGATTAGCTATATAAATACTGGAACTGATATAGGAGACTCTTTAGGTGGTTCTTACTCTGGGGATTTAACTGTTTCAATGTGGTTAAAATTTAATTCTATAAGTACCCAGTACGGGTTGTTCTATATAGGAGATCTCGCTAGTGGTGGTGGTAGTTTTTGGATTAATACTTCGGCAAGTAAGTTATGGGTTTATGCTAATAACGGAACTGCTGGTTATATAAACTGTAGTATTTCTTCTCTAAACACAACTGATTGGTACAACGTGACCTGTGTATATAAAGGATATGACATTTCTAATTCTAAAATTTATATAAATAACACTTCTCAAACATTAACAACTTCTGGTAATTTTAACTACACTTATGACTTTACTGGTAAAAAAACTACTATTGCAGATTACTATACTACTCCACCTTTTAGAGGTTTTAATGGTAAAATTGACGAAACGGCTTTGTGGAACACAGCTTTAACAGAAGCTCAAGTATTAGAAATATATAATAATGGTAAACCTGGTAATTTAGATAACTTCTCTGGAACTGCACCTATTTCTTGGTGGAGACTTGGTGAAAACGCTTATTTTGTAAACAATAATATTACATTACCTAATTCAGTATCTGGAGCACCTAACGGTGTTAGCTCTGGAACTGCTACTTCAATGCTAACAGCTGATGCACCTGGAACTTACGCTAATGGTATAGGAGATGGTTTAGCTATCACAGATCGTGTAGGAGACGCTGCTTTATCAGTTGCTAACTCACAGAGTTATAATATGATTCCAGATGATAAAATACCTTATGTACCTGGATATGTTGGGCTGCAAACTACCAATGCTTTTGAAATGACATTTGATGGGATAGATGATTATTTTGATGCTGGAAATTCTATAAGTGTTGCAACAGGAAATCATTCAATTTCTTTTTGGTTAAAATACACTTCAACAAGCAACGTTGTAATTATGGAAAAAGGTTCTGGAAGCACTGGAGAATTAGCATTTCAAGTAGATGGAAGCGGTAAGATATATTGGTACGGTGGGCCAACATATGCAGTTTACATAAATGAATTAACTAATGATGGTAATTGGCATCACGTCGTTGCAATAGCTGACGGAAGTTCTTCTTATATGTACCTTGATGGAGTTTTAAAAACAACTGCTGGTAATAAAATACAATCAAGCTCTAATACAAGTAATTTTTATATCGGTGGTAGACAAACTAACTATAACTTTGCTGGCTCAATAGACGAAGTAGCAATATTCGATAAAGCATTAACAGCTGATCAAATTAAATTTGATTTATATAAACCAACATCAGAAGGAACTAACCAAACAGCAGATATAGAAAATAATACTAACCTACCAACGCCAGTGGCTTGGTACAGAATGGGAGATTAATATGAGTACAAAGTTTTTAAGTCCAGGCTGGCGAATGCCAAGAAATGCTAATCAGAGTAAAAGTGCTAATTATAGTTTAGATTTGTCAGGGGCAAAGTTTATTGATTGCGGAACTTCTGTTTATGATAAGATAAGAACATCTAGTGGTAATTCTGTTGCTGGATGGTTTAAAATAGACAATCTTGCAAGTGGAGATATTCTGCTTTTTAATTTTAGATTGCCTTTTTCTGGTAATGCAATACAAAGAGATTATGCTTTTTATTGGTCTACTAATGCTACAAGTAACATTAAAATTTATGTAGATAATTCAGCTAAAATAACTTATAGTAATTTTTCACCAGTAGCTGGAGTATGGTATCACGCTTGTGTTAGTGTAGAATATGGAACAGACACTACAAAACAAATTTTATATATTAATGGTCAAAATGTAGCCACTGCTTCTTCTGCAATAACATCTTTACCAAATCAGACTTCTAATTTATATATAAATCAATGGTATAGTTCAACTTGGTCGGCAATACAAGGAAGTTTTTCTGATATATCCATTTTCGACTACGCTCTTTCTGAAAGCCAAGTAACAACTCTTTGGGGTGGTGGAACAGAAGTTTCAAACCCTATGGCTTTACCAAGAACACCTATCGCTTATTATCCTTTAGGTACATCTGCTTGGAATGGACAGTATTTAGCTGAAAACAATGCTATTGGAGATTATGTTTTTGACATAACCACCACAAGCCAAAGGTTTTTAACTCCTTTAAACGCCGCGGAAAAAACCAACTTAACGTATTCTGTATGGTTTAAAACAAGCAGTGGAATAAATAGTAATAAAATACTTTTTAGTTCTGGTAGATACGGTACTTTTCAAGCGTCAATGTATACTAATCAGATAATTGTCACAGCCCAAGTGTACACTGGTAGTTTGACTGGAAGTTCCACTTCAGCAACAATTAATTTTAGTTATGGCGATAATAAATGGCACCATTATGTTTTAAACTTTGACGGTTCGCATATGAAGTTTTATATTGATGGAGTTTTAAAAGCTAAAAATGCAAAATCAGGCGTTTTAAACTACCATCCTAACTCTTTAAGAGACACAGGTATAGGCAATACATCATATGTAAGTAGTAACGCTGGTTTGGTTGGAGAATATTCTAATTTTATATCTCATAACGCTACACTTACAGATGGTAATGTTTCAGTAGGTGATACAGCTACTGGTGAAATAGCAACTTTATACAACTATGGTTCTCCTATACAAGATTTATCTAGTATACCTCAAAGCTCTAATATAGAATCTTGGTATAAGCTCGATGCGAGTGAGATTTATAATAGTTCAATCACAGATTGGGAAGTTGACAATGCCTTAAGTCCTTGGACGAGTTCTTTAAATCTTATACCTAATGACTATGTACAAACAGGCGGTTTTACAATAGGTAATAATTACACCTTTTCTTGTTGGCTTAAAAGTGATACAACATCACCAAGTAATATGTGTTTTTTAAGTTCTCCAAATTATTATACTGTTGGATATAATGGTAATTTTGTTATAAGGGTTACAAGTGCAACTCAAATACAAATGTATTCATATAATGCAAGAGCTGACTCAGAAAGTTCTACAGTTACAATACCCTCGATAGACACTAATTGGCATCATTTTTCTTTAACTTCAAATGGAACTACAACTAATATATATTGGGATGGTTCTCCATTAACTGTAACAGGAAATCAAACAAAATCTTTAGATAATATTTCACAAGGGTTAATAATTGGTCATAATATTACAGGAAACAATAACGCTTTTAATGGTAAAATGTCAAACGTAAAAGTATTTAACACAGCACTACCAGCAACAGGTTCTAACTCAGTAGAAACTCTTTACAATAATGGAAATCCTTTAGCAGATATGAGCTCATTTAGTTCTTTGGTTTCTTGGTGGAAATTAAACAATACAACTACAGGTATTGAAGATTCAAAAGGGTCTAACAACGGAACTAATAACGGAGCTACTGAGGCACCAGGTTCAGTGTCTACATTAAATGGTTTAAGCTCAGGAATGTCTCAATCAAACCTTATTCAAAGTGACTTACAAACAGTTGCGCCTTATAGTAAATATGCTTTAAATTTTGATGGAACGGATTATATAGAAACACTAAACAATGGGCCTAACATAACTCAAGTTACTCTTTCAGCTTGGATAAAAAGAAGTGGAACTCAATCAGACTATAATGGAGTGCTTGGAGTTAGAAACTCAGGTGGAGCTCCTCATTATGGAGTGTCTTGGGATTTAGCTTTTCAGTCATCACCATCAAGCACGAATAAAATTCAATTTAGAGTTGGGGACGGAATAAATGCTTATAAACTTATAAATAGTAACTCTGCAATACCAGATAATACTTGGACTCACGTGGCTGGAGTACTAAGCGGAACAAATGTATTACTATATATAAATGGAACTTTACAAACTGAAACAGAAACTTTCACTGGTACATTACTTTCTCCAAGCTCTAAAATATTTATAGGCGCACAAGGACCAAGTGGTAATAACGATTTTGTTGGATCTATATCTAACCCAGTGGTTTGGAACACGGGTCTATCAGCTTCTGAAGTAAGAGAAATTTACAATGAAGGCCTTCCTAGCGATTTAAATACTTTTTCTGGTACAGCTCCTGTAGCTTGGTGGCAGTTAGGTGAAAATAGTTCTTTCAATGGAAATGATTGGATTGTAGCTGACGAAATAGGATCTAATAATGGAGAAAGTACTGGTATGGGTGTAGATGCTTTAACAAACGGTGTAGGTACAACAGCTAATGGAGTGTCTAGCGGAATGTCAGAAGGTAGTTTAGTAGGTGATGCACCATATAGTACAGCTAATGCATTATCAAGTGGGATGGCGGTGCAAGCATTTGATTCATCAAACCCACCTAACGTAATATCAGGTAGATCTGAAGATGTACCGTCGTAAAAAAATATTAACTTTGTAAAAAATCAAAAAATGGCAACAACTTATGTAGTAATCAACCTATCTGATACCAACTCAGTTTTATTCAGTCAGGTGAACCAATCTTCTGCTCAAACAATGAGAAGAAACGTAGCAAATACTCAAGGTGTTTTATCCTTCCAGGTAGAACCTTCTTTTATCACTAACGGGTCATTAGTTCCAGTAGGAACCTATACTCACGAAGAGATACTAGTTTTATTAGCTACTCCAGAATGGACACCAGCAGACCCTGAGTAGTGGCTTATAGAAAGAAAATAACAACAAAGAGACCAGGGGTACATTCTAAGAATGCCTCCAAAGGGCAGAAGGGATACAAACCAATTTACCGTGGTCAAGGCAAATAATATGGAAGAAACTATCTTAATAGCTTTGATTTCAGCACTTGGAGTCAAGGAGATATGGAATATAATTAAGAAGAAGATTGATATCAACGCCAAAAAGGAAGATGATCAAATAGGAAGGCTGACGGAAAAAATAACCAGTCTAGAACTAAAAATAGATGAGCTCATTCAAGAAAACCTCAACCTAAAAGTGAAGGTAGCTAAGATGGAAGAGAGAATATTACTAACTGCTAAAAACAGAGTAAAGAAATGATGTTATCTAAAAACTTGTCTCTTTCTGAGATGACTAAAAGTACTACCGCTAAAAGGAGAGGTATTGATAATAGTCCCACTGAAGAACATATTGAGAATATGAAAGTACTAGCTGAGAAGATATTTCAGCCCATTAGAGACTATTTCGGAGTACCTTTTAGCATTAGTAGTGGTTATCGCTCAAAAGCTCTTAATGAAGCTATAGGAGGTAGTAAAACATCACAACACTCTAAGGGGTTAGCTATTGACATTGATAGAGATTATAATTTTGATCCCAATAACGCCCAGGTATTTCACTATATTAAAGACCACTTAAACTTTGATCAGTTGATTTGGGAATTTGGTACAGAAGAAAATCCATCTTGGGTACACGTAAGTTATACTACTACTGAAACACAGAGAGGTCAAATACTAGTGGCTTATAAAGACGACAACAACAGAACTAAATACAAAGCTTATGGAAGATAAAATAAACCAACTTTTACAGGGTCAGGCTGTAATGCAGAGTCAGTTAAAAGAAATAAGCAAACAAAAGAACGATCACGAAAGAAGGATACGTAGTCTAGAGAAAAAGTTTTGGACTTCCATAGCTATTATAGTTACAGGAATAGGAACATTTATAGAAGGTTTATTTTTAGGAAGATGACAGAAGAGAAAACAGAGTTTGAAAAAATGTTAGAGAAGTTAGAGAAGCAGCCAGTTCCAGAGAGAACGTGCAGTATAGATGATGAAAACTGTGAAAGCTGTTCTGGATGAAGAAAAAACTCAAAGACACTGCAATAGGTAAATTTCTAAAAGACAAAGCTCCTAAGGTACTAGATGTAGTAGGTGACATATTGCCTTCAAGTGGTGCTCTTGGAGTTATTAAAAACGTTATTAGTAAAGACCCAGACCTGACACCAGAAGAGAAAGAGGCGTTACATCAGCAGGTGGTAGAGCTTTATAAATTAGAGGTAGATGATAGAGATTCAGCTAGAGAAAGAGAAGTTGAGTTAGCTAAAGCAAATCGTTTTGACTTTATGTTTAATTTAACAGGTTTGGTTGGCCTTTCCTGTTTTGCCTTCTTGGTTTATGCCATTGTGTTTTTAGAGGTGCCTGCTCACAATAAGGAGATTTGGATTCACCTGATCGGGGTGACAGAGGGAATTGTGGTGAGCATTTTTGGTTATTTCTATGGGTCTTCAGCATCACGCAGAAAATGATTATCTTTGCAATATTACAATTTAATTTAATCAAATGAAAGACGGAGAAAAAAGAAAATTAGAGGCTGAGGAATTAGCCCAACTACAAGAATTACAAAACAAATTCCAAGGTTACAAAATGCAACTGGGGGAATTAGAGATGCAGAAGTCAACTATTTTAAAAGAGGTTGATGAAGTAAGGGTAGATTTTAATAAGTTAGAAAACGAATTTATTGAGAAATACGGTCTCGATTCTGTCATTAACATAAAAACCGGGGATATAACACCAAAAGAAAATGGCCAAGATAAGTAACACCACCTCGTATCCTAACGCAACACCTGCGGCAAATGATTATGTTATTGGAACAGACATTGATGATAACAACGCAACTAAAACATTTAAGCTTCAGGAGATAGCTAATCTTTATGCGGGATCAGTTACTAGTGTTGGCTTAGATGGCGGTACTACTGGTATTACTATTACAAGCGACACAGCTAATCCAATAACTACAACAGGAACATTTACATTAGGTGGTACTTTAGCTGTAGCTAACGGTGGAACAGGTTTAACTACTCTTGGAACAGATGGTCAAGTATTAAAGGTAAACACAGGTGCAACAGCTTTAGAGTTTGGTAGCCCAACTTTTTCAGTTCAAAATAGTGGTGGCGCTATAGTAACAGGTATAGATACTTTAAACTTTAATACTAATGTTGATGTTATTACAGCGCCTGGATCTAGTACAGCTATTATAAACGCTTCAGGCGGTAGTGGTGGACCTGGAACGGGAACACAGTATTCAATACCTTTATGGAGCACAACTTCAACGTTAGGTGACTCTTTACTTTCTCAAGATTCTGGAAGTACCTTATTATCTATGTCTAGTGGAAGTTTGAAATTTGATACTGGTGGTACTACAAGTAAACCAGCAATCGCAATTAGAGATACTAACACTGGTATATATTCTCAAGCATCAGGGAGACTAGGGTTGATAACTAATGGTTCTGAAAAGGTTACCATAGACGATACTGCTGGTGTTGCTATAGGTCCATTAACTCAATTTAATAATGGTTTAAAATTTGGAGGAAGTGGGAGCACTTTAGATACATATACAGAGGCGACTTGGTCAGGCGGTCCTATTCTTACTTTTAGTGTTGGAGGTGCTGCTACTCTTACTGCTTCTTCAGGAAGTTATAGATGTATAGGAGATATGGTATTTGCTTCTTTTACTTTTACTTTTGGATCAGGCGGTTATGGAACGGTTGATATGAGTTTACCTTTAAGTGGAATTGCTGGAACTGGATCTATAAATTTTACTAAAATGAACAGTAGCGTAGGAAATTCTACAGTAAGCACACCGGTTACTGGTGACATATTAACAAATTCAGCTAGTATTAGATTAAAATCTTTCAACTATGATCAAGACAGTGGGTCTCATGTTTCTGGTCAACTTTTTGAATTAGTAGAAACTCAAGGGCAGCCAGTTTTCCAAAGTGGAGACGTTGTATCAGGAACAGTAATATATAGAAAAGCTTAAAAAAACAAAAATGGCAATAACAAAACAAACAGAAGCTGCATCCATAGAGGTTGTAGGTCAATTTAAAGAAATAAATTACAAAGAAAAAGTAAAAGTATTAGAAGATGGAGTTTTAATATCTGAATCTATAAGCGGAACTTGTTATCCACCTACAACAGATGTTGCTACTTTAAGTTCAGAAGTTGCTTCAATTGCTAATGTTGTTTGGACTCAATCTGTGAAAGATGCTTATAATGCTGCATTTCCTGTAGAGTCACTTCCTTCTGAGTAAAATCCTGCAAAAAGTAGGTACTTAAATTTAATAAAATGGAATACATAAGAAAAGTGTCTGTTGGCTCAGACTACAAGTCAGCAATGAATTATATTGTAGGACAGCCAGTCTTAAGAACATATACCATACACGTCATTAAACAAGAAGACGATGGTGAAATTAAAGTTTACGTAGAAAACAAAAAGAACGAGGTTTTTCTTTGGAAGAGTTTTAGTGTAGCAATGCCTTCTTCTTTAGAATACAATGTAAACTATTGACATGAAGTCCCCGTTTTCTTTTATAGTTAAGCCTCAAGGAGGTCAACGCTATGACAACTTAAGTAAACACGGTGATGGTAAACTAATAAAAAGTACTTCTCAGGAAGACCACACCGCTACCAATAGATTTGCTACAGTAGAGGAGATTCCTATTCTATGGTCTTTTAACAAGGAAATATCCAAAGGAGATACCGTTGTGGTGCACCACAATATATTTAGAAAATACTATGACATGAAAGGGGTGGAAAAAAGTGGTCCTTGTCATTTCAAAGATGATCTATACATAGTAGATGTGGAGCAGGTGTACTTGTATAAGAGCAAGGGTAAATGGAATTCAGTAGGAGATTATTGTTTTATTAAGCCTGTAGAAAGAGAAAAAGATGTTATATTGTCTGTTGATAGAAACAAGCAATTAGTTGGCGAGGTAAAATACGGTAATAAAGAGTTGAGAGAATTAGATATTTTTGAAGGAGATAATGTTTGTTTTTTACCAGATTCAGAATACGAGTTTGAGATAGATGGAGAAACATTGTACAGAATGAAAACTAAAGATGTATGCGTATTAATATAAGTGTAAAAAAACTAAAGGAAGACATTATTAGCGCTGGTGAGATAGCTGTTAAAGAGCTTATAAAGGTAGCTAAGGAAGATATTATTAAATACGATGCTGAAGATGATTTAGCAGCAGATAGATTAAAGAATGCGGCAGCTACTAAGAAGTTAGCAATATTTGACGCCTTTGAGATATTAAAAAGAATACAAGAAGAACAAGCCATTTTAGAAGAAAGAACAATAGAAAAAGAAGCTTATCAAGGATTTGCAGAAAAGAGATCAAAATAGACTACATACAGTTGTAAAAGAACTGGTACCAAGAAGTGTTATAACCACTAAGAACAAAGCTAAGAGTTGGGACTATGGGTATAACGAGAAGTATAACATTGTCATCATATCTAAAGACGGCACCTTAGGAGAGGTGTATGACATACAAGGGGTTAGAGTAGGACTTCCTAAGCAACCTAAGTCTATTAATACTAAGTTTAATAAATGGAATGCTAGTGAGTTACCTAAGGAATTAAAAGGTATTAAAACTATATTTGATTGGCAGAAAAGAGATAATAACTTTAAGTCAAAGTGGGTAGGTTACGTAGAGGGAGAGTTTGATAAAAGAGAGTATGGTGAATGGTTTACTAACAATGGAGAGCCTACTTATATTACTGGTACTCACTATATGTATCTGAATTGGACTAAGATTGATGTAGGTAAGCCAGATTTCAGGGAGTCTAATAGAATATTTTATTTGTTTTGGGAAGCTTGTAAAGCGGACAAGAGAAGTTTTGGAATGTGTTATTTAAAGAACAGGCGTTCTGGATTTTCGTTTATGAGTTCTTGTGAAGCGGTGAACCAAGGTACTATTACTAGAGATGCTAGGGTAGGTATACTTTCTAAGACGGGTTCTGATGCTAAGAAAATGTTTACTGATAAGGTGGTTCCTATTTCTAATAATTACCCTTTCTTTTTTAAGCCTATTCAAGATGGTATGGACAAGCCGAAAACAGAATTAGCTTATCGTGTTCCAGCAAGTAAGATTACTAAGAAAAATATGGATAAGAAGGATGAGTTGTTTATGGATGGCTTAGATACTGTATTGGATTGGAAGAATACTTCAGACAACTCTTATGATGGAGAAAAGCTACTGCTTCTTATACACGATGAAAGCGGCAAGTGGGACAAGCCTGAGAACATACTTAACAATTGGCGTGTAACAAAAACTTGTTTGAGGTTGGGGTCTAAAATTGTAGGTAAATGCATGATGGGTTCTACTTCTAATGCTTTGGATAAAGGTGGTGAGAACTTCAAGAAGTTGTTCTACGATTCTAATGTAGGTAAAAGAAATGCCAACGGTCAAACTAAATCCGGCTTGTACTCATTATTTATACCAATGGAGTATAATTTTGAAGGGTATATAGATGAGTACGGTCATCCAGTATTAGAAACTCCTGAAGAGCCATTGGTGGGCGCAGATGGAGAAATGATAGATGTAGGTGTGGTAGACTATTGGCAGAATGAAGTAGACTCACTAAAAACAGATGCGGATGCATTAAATGAATTCTATAGACAGTTTCCAAGAACGGAGTCTCACGCATTTAGAGATGAGAGTAAGCAGTCTTTATTTAATTTAACTAAAATATACCAGCAGATAGACTACAATGATGCTTTAATAAAGCAAAGGGTGCTGACTAGAGGTAAGTTTATGTGGAAAGATGGTATTAAAGATACTAAGGTGGTATGGATACCGGAGAAAAATGGAAGGTTCTTGGTTTCGTGGACACCTAAGCCAGAGATGCAGAATAGGGTGGTTACTAAAGGTAATCTTTACTTTCCAGGAAACGAGCACTTAGGATCTTTTGGGTGTGATAGTTATGATATTTCAGGAACGGTAGGTGGCTTTGGTTCTAATGGAGCTCTTCACGGTTTAACAAAATTTAACATGGACGAGGCTCCTAGTAATCATTTCTTCTTGGAGTATGTAGCTAGACCGCAAACAGCAGAGATATTTTTTGAAGAAGTATTAATGGCGTGTGTATTTTACGGTATGCCAATATTAGTAGAGAATAACAAACCAAGGTTGTTGTATCACTTTAAGAATAGGGGTTATAGAGCTTTTTCTATAAACAGGCCTGATAAAAGTAAAATGAATCTATCTAAGACTGAAAAAGAACTAGGTGGTATACCTAACTCATCTGAAGCTGTAAAGCAGGCTCACGCTGCTGCAGTAGAGTCTTATATTGAGAAATATGTTGGTCTAGACTTAGATTCCGTGTATAGAGATCCAGATGAAATGGGGTCTATGTATTTTAGTAGAACACTGGAAGATTGGGCTAAGTTTAATATTAATAACAGAACAAAATATGATGCTACTATAAGCTCAGGTTTGGCCATTATGGCTAATCAAAAAGGTTTGTATCACACACCAAAAAAAGAATCAAAAATAAGCATTAACTTTGCAAGATATAGTAATAAAGGTGCATTGAGCACGATTATAAAGTAAAAATGAAAGAACCCGTAATTCTAATCAACCCAACTACCTTTCCTAACCAACAAGCCACAGACGCAGAAAAAAATTCACTAGAATACGGAATGCGTGTTGGTGAAGCTATACAGTACGAATGGTTTAAGAGAGATGGTAACAGTTGTAGGTTTTATGATCAGTGGGTAGAGTTTCATAGATTAAGATTATACGCAAGAGGAGAACAACCAATAGGAAAGTATAAGAATGAGATTGCAGTAGATGGAGATTTAAGTTATTTGAATTTAGATTGGACACCTGTTCCTATCATACCTAAGTTTGTTGACATTGTTGTTAACGGTATGGCAGATAGGTTGTTTGATGTTAAGGCTAGTGCACAAGATGCAATGTCAGCTGAAAAGAAACATCAGTTTCAAGAGATTGTAGAAGCAGATATGGTTGCTAAACCAATGTTAGAGGCTACTGAGGAGATGTTTGGTATTGACATGTTTAACACGCCTAAGCAAGATTTACCAGAGAGTGATCAAGAGTTAGCATTGTATATGCAAATGAATTACAAGCCAGCTATAGAGATTGCAGAAGAAGAAGCTATTGACACTATATTAGAAGAGAATCACTACAAGCAAAGAGTTCAGAAACAAGTCAACTATGACTTAATGGTATTAGGTACTTCATTTGTTAAACATCAGTTTTTACCTAACTCAGGTATATCTGTAGAGTATGTAGATCCAGCATCATTAGTATATAGCTACACTGAAAGTCCAACTTTCGATGATTGCTTTTATTTCGGTGAAGTTAAGCAAGTTCCTATAACAGAATTAGTAAAGATAAAGCCAGATATTACTCCGGAAGAGATGGAAGAGATTGCTCAGATGTCATCACTTTGGTATAACTATTACGGCATTGTCAGACCTTATCAGGATAGTTTATTTCAAAAAGATGTAGTAACACTATTGTATTATAATTATAAGACTACTCGAAAGATGGTTTATAAGAAAAAATACATGGATAATGGTGGAGAGAAAATAATAAGAAAAGACGATTCTTTTAATCCGCCAGAAGGAGAAGAAAAGTTTGAGAAGTTAGAAAAAAGAATAGATGTGTGGTACGATGGTATCATGGTTATGGGAACTCAAAAAGTTTTAAAGTGGGAGTTAGCTAAGAACATGGTTCGTCCTAA